GGATCGACGACCTTTTTCCTCGCGCTCGATATGTTTTGGGGTTTCGAGCATCCGGGCCTGCTCGGCGTCTTGATGACGCACAAGGAGGAAGCCCGCGACGATTTCCGAGCGGCGGTCGAAGTGTTCTTTGCCGAGACCCCGAAGCGCTACAAAATCCAGTATGTGCGGCACAACCGCAATCTTCTGATCCTGCGCAACGCCTCGCGCTTTCGCTACCTGATCGCCGGCACCGCGGAGAATCGCAAAGGCGGGCTCGGTCGAAGTGGTGCCGCCAACTTTGTGCATTCAACCGAGACCGCGTTCTACGGCAACCCGGAAGCACTCGGAGAATTTCGATCACAGACCTCGGCGCTCTATCCGCACCGCCTGCAAATCTACGAATCGACCGCAAACTCGTTCAATCATTTTCATGATATGTGGGAGTTGACCAAAAATGATCCGACCAAGAAAGCTATATTCGTCGGTTGGTGGCGCGATGAACGCAATCAATTCCCGGTCAACCACCCGTTCTTCGATGCCTATATGCCTGATGGGATCGGCAGCGCGCTTCTACCTCTGGAACGACGGCGGGTCCGTGATGTTCGGGAGCAATACGGTTTTGAAATATCCCTCCAACAAATCGCCTGGTACCGCTGGCACCTGTCATCCGAAAAGGAAGGCGAGCAGGGAATGATGGACCAGGAATATCCCTGGACCGAACACGATGCATTCCAGGCCACGGGCTCGAAGTTTTTCACCGTGGAAGCGATGACCAAGGTGACGCGCTCGGCAAAGGATTCGATGTTCAAGGGCTATCGCTACCGGCTCTCGCACAAATTCGAGGAAACCCGTGTGCAGCCGTTTTCCGATCCGCGCGCCGAGTTGCGCATTTGGGAAGAACCCTCAAGCTTTGGCTACTATGTGCTCGGCTGTGATCCGGCCTATGGCTCAAGCGACGAGTCGGATCGCTCGGCGATTTCGATCTGGCGCGCCTATGCCGACGTCATGGTGCAGGTCGCCGAATATTGCTCGGTGCAGCCGTCGACCTATCAGACCGCTTGGGTGATGGCGCACCTTGCGGGCTTCTACGGCCAGACTTTCATGATGCCGGTGCTGGAGATCACTGGACCGGGGCAGGCGGTGTTCGATGAGTTGCAGAAGATTTCGGCCCACGCCCGCGAAATCCGGGTTGATCAGGACGAGCACGGCATCCGCAACATCTTGCAGAACATGCGGCATTTTTTCTACCGCCGATTAGATAATCCAGGCGGCGGCGAGATGGTGTATCAGTGGAAAACCACCCGCGAATTGAAACAGCGGATGATGAACCAGATGAAAAACGGAATTGAGTTGAGCCGCATGATCCCGCGCTCGCTTCCGCTGTGCGAGGAAATGCGCCGCATCGTCAACGATGAGGGCACCATTGGCGGTCAGGCCAACGCCAAGGATGACCGGGTGATGGCGGCCGCCTTGGCCTATCAGGGCTGGAATGCCTGGGTGCAGCCGCGGGTCAAGGCGATGGGGCTGACCTTGGCCGAATCCAACAAGATCGAGGAACGCGGCGGGACAACGCCGATCGAAAGGGTTATAACCGGATTCCTGAAACGGGTGAACATCGCGGTGCCGACATGAAAGAAAATCCGAAAGATTGGCCTGATCCAACGCCTGCCATGCTCGACGGCGACGTGTTGTTCGACTCCATCTGGCAGGTGATTAAGACTTGGGATGTCAATGTGCCGGAAATCTATGGAGGCTACTGCGGTGCAACCGGGAATCATGCAAGAGCAATTTATGATTCAATCATGAGCAACGCGAAACGTCGTTTGACATGATCCTAGCGCTGATCCTGCTCGCCCATGGCTGGTACGACACGCGATGTTGCGGCGACGGTGATTGCCGCCCGGTGCCATGCGCGGAGATCGTGCGATCAGATGACCGCTGGCTGTGGAGGGGCATCAAGCCGATCATCGGCGCGTTGCCGTCGCAGGACGGCCAATGCCACGCCTGCCCGCATTACGACAGCGACCATCATCGCACCTATCTGTTTTGCCTGTACTTGCCGAAGGTGACCTCGTGACTCCGCTTGAGTTTATCGCCGTGCTGGGTGCATTCTTCGTGCTGATCGTATGCACGGCATGGTTCATTGCTGAATGGAGGGGATGATGGGCGTAATCCGAACCTGGGTATGCTGCGCCTGTGGTCGCGAGTTCGACTCCTGGGAATCCTATCCGATCTGCCCGGTCTGCGAGTGCGTGCGGGTGAATTGGAAGCCCGGCGGCGGCCATATCGCGGGGGTCTCCCGCACAGGTGATGCAGAGTTCAAGGCATTGGCCGATGCCTTCAAGTTGGATGATCTGCACAGCGCAAAACGCGGCGAGGCGGCGAAGGTCATCAACAATCCGCAACCGGCCTATGCCAACGGCGTGTTTGGCACGCCGCACGATTTCGGCGGCTTTGTCGCCAACATCGATCCGACCAAAGGCGCGCAGTGTGTGCCGGTGACCAACAAGATCAACTTCAAGGCCAAGGTCGAGGTCGGCCGCTCGCTCGGTGCCGGCCAGCTCGGGGTTCCCTCCGTACAGTCACACACCACGATTGATTCTAGCCACAGGCCAAAGCCATGATCATTCCCGACAACAGGGCCGATCGCGAAGATTTTCTGGCCTGGGTTCTGGAAACCTGCCTGTTGTCGCGCGATGACCGCAAGGAGTTCTACGATCGCCGCCGGCAATTCTTTCTGCACGGCACCACCACCGACAACGAGGCGATCTACAACCGGCTGGAGTCGCATATCGATCTGGTCTCTAGCTTTCTCTACTCGCCCGACCACGCCGAATTTGCGTTATCGGCGCCGCTCAATTCCGACGACGTCTTGGTCAAGCAATTCCAGGCCGCACAGGATCATTTCAACCGCGAGTTCCGCGACGCCGGCATGTTTGATTTTTTCGGCGACGCCCTGCCATGGGCGATCGTGTTCGATACCATGATGCTGAAAATGGGCTGGAACGATATCCGCGAGGAATTGACCTGCCAGTTGGTCGAGCCGTGGAAGTTCGGCGTGTTCTCCGAGGAGGTCACCGACCTCGAAAGTCAGGAGGCATTCGTTCACAGCTATCACATCGATTACGACAACGCCTGCCAACGCCTGATCCGCGCCGGCCTTGCCAGCAAGATCGACAAGCTTGACGTCGTTAACACGCCCTACGATTCGCCTTACCCGGAATTGATCACCCGCATGATCATCGCCTCCACCGGCGGCACCAACCTTGCGGGCACCGTGACCGGCGCGGTCAACCCGTCCTATGTCGCGCGCCCGTCCTATCACGCCAAGGTCGATCGCCCGATGGTGCATTTCCACGAGTTGACGGTGTGGGATGACGAATGCGGCGATTACCGGCTGTTCTTCTTGGTCGGCAACAACATCGTGATATCGGATTCCAAGGAAACCCTTGAAGCACTCAAGCGAGCCGGCGGCTTTCCCGCCACGCGCAAGGGCATGGAGCAATTCTTCAACACCAAATGCAACCCGTTTTTGCCGCTGGAAAACCCGTATGTGCAGATACGCCCGTATCAGATTTACGATTACTATTGGGGCAAGAGCCACATCGAATCGCTGATCCCGTTGCAGGAATGGAGCAACGAACGGCTAGAGCAAATCCACGACATTCTTGAAAAGCAGGCGTATCCGCCGCGGGTCGGCTCGGGCTTCATGGGCCTGACCGATGACAAGATGGATTCCTTTGGCGGCGCCGATACCTGGGTGATCGATCAGTTGCCGCAAGCCTCGATCAAGGAACTCGCACCGGAAATGCCGCCGGATATTTTCGCCGACTACATGCAGATCGGCGCCTTGATGGTGGAAGCAAGTGGCCTCACCGAAACCATCCAGGGCAAGGGCGAGGCGGGAGTCCGAAGCAAGGGCCACGCCCGCCAGCTCGCCTCGACCGGCGCCGGCCGCATCAAGAAAACTGCCGCCCGCCTCGAGGCGCCGCTGGTTAGGATGGGCGACCTCGCGCTGCGGCTCAACATGCGCAACAACGACGATCCAATCATTCCCGACCCGAAGGAAGATGGAAAGCCGGGTGACCCGTTCTACTTCTACAATCTGGTCGGCGACTATTCGCTCGGCATTGCCGGACATTCGCACTCGCCGCTGTTTGTCGACGATACGCGGGAACTTGCGGCCGGCCTGTTCAAGATGCAGGCGATCGACCATGAGGCGGTGTTGCGGATGCTCAACCCGCCAAACCGCAACAACCTCATTCATGCGCTGCGCCAGCGGCAGAAAAAGCAGGCGATCATGGCGGCGAAGAAAGCCGCAATGGGAATCCAGGATACCCCGCCGCGCGGCACCAAAAAACCCAATGGACAGGGCGCGCACCCGTGATAGTCTTGTTCCGTTGATCCCTGCGGTCCGGGCCGGCCCGCGACAACGAGATGGAGAAACGAGCCATGGCACGCCGTAAAGGTCGCCGCGGGCGCAAGCATCGTCGGAAGTAGCCCGCTTCCAACCCACCGAACCGGCAAGCCCGCTGGACCACCCTCCGGCGGGTTTGTTGTTTTCAATAGCTTGACGGCTAAGGTTCAAGGGCGGTATCAATTGCGGCATCTAACCCTTTGCGATGGTTTCGATGCCTGACGGCCTACCTCCTCCGATGCCCGGCGGTGGTGCACCTCCACCGGGCGGAGCGCCGCCATCAATACCGAAATCGCCGATCGGCGGTCCCGGCGGTCCCGGTGGCTCGCCGATGATGTCGCCTGGCGGCGGTGCCGGTGCGCGCGCCGATGCCATGACCAAGGTTCAAACGGCCAACTCAGCTTTGCTGTTGGCCTCGACCGCGTTCGAACAGGGCTCCAAGGAACAACAGGCGATCTTGCGGGCGGTCACCGCGCTCAACACCATTGCCGGCAAAGCAAACGCGGCCAACATGGTCCCGGCGGCGATTGCCGGTATGGCTCAGGCCAGTAAACAAGGGCCGCTTACGGCGGCCCCGCCGCCTGGGGTTGCCGGTGGCGCCGGTGGGCCGCCTGGAATGCCGCCAATGCCGGGCGTCGAAGAAGCAGCTTAACAGGAGAGAAAAACATGGCCGAAGGTTATCTCAAGCCGAAAACAGGCGTCTCGGGCGAGCGCTCGACCCGCAGGATGGAAGAGGGAATTTTCAGAAACCCGCCGGTCTATACCGAACTCGGCGGTTTTTCTTCGTCCGGCAAATGGACCGACCCGGCCGGCCGGCGCCACAAGATCGGCGGCCCGGCGCTGGAAAAGGGCGGCCCGACCGCGCTCAAGAACAAGCCGCTGTGACATGGCCGATTATCCCCAAATGGATGATGCCTCCGCCGCCAAGCTAGGCCGGATGTTTGCCGGGATGGCGCACAAGACCCCCAAGAGCCGCAAGTTGGCCGCGCAGCTCGTGAAAGAGGCGGCGCCGGATTCGCCGGAGGCGCGAAGCTTCGCCGACGTCGAGCAGGAGGACAGATTTGAAGCCTTCCGCAAAGAACAGGAAGATCGCGACCTCCAGCGGCAGAAAGACGAACTTCTTGCAAAAGTGGGCGCGCAGCGTGCACGCCTGTTGTCAGGCGGAGAGGGCGGCACGGATCGAAAGTATTCTGAGGATGACCTCAAGAAAATCGAAGAGTTGATGGCGAAAAAGGGCATCATCGATTACGAGGACGGCGCCACGCTGTACGCCGCGACCCTGCCTCCGGAATCTTCCAAGCCGTCGAACATTCCGGAGACCCACGGAGCCACCTGGGAATTCCCGGAATACGCCAAGTTCGGCAAAGACCCGGTGCGGGCATCGCGGGAAACCGCCAATCAAGTCATCACAGAACTCATGAGAGCGAGGCGCTAGGCGCCTAATGGGAGGCTAATTTGCCACAATTCGGCAGCGGAATCATCCCCGCGAGTGGTGCCATAGCATCAGAACTATCTTCGGTTGTGCGGCGGGCTTTCATGCCAAGGGTTTACGTCCAATTGTACAAAAGCGCGCCGACCATTGCGGCGTTATTGGCCTCGGCCCAGGTCGCAACCGGCGGCCTGTCGCCGATCACCGCGCCCTTGCAGGGCACGCCGATGGTGTCGGGGCAGTGGGTCGATTACTCCGGCTCGTTCCAGCAACCGGGCGTGCAGCCGGGCATTCAGAACGCCGAATTCAACCTCAAAGCTTTCGTTACCACGATACCTTTTTTGGGAATGGAGGGACTGGTCCAACTGGACTATTCGGTGGTGCCGCTGATCGAA